GCAGGTCTTGCGTAAAATGCCATCCTTTGATATTATAGAGTTTGGCATTGACGACATCGTTCGCTCAGGTCTTGTTCGTGAATATCTTGTCGCAAAATTAGATGCAGGTTTTTAATGACAAATCCCCTAATTGAAAAATATAATGAGCTTTATGGTTCTAATAAAGCCAAAACACAATCGAAAATCTTTAATCATATAGATGTTAACCTCCCTTTATTAAGTCGTGAAACGATTGATGGGGTAAGATATTACAATGTAGGTCCTGAAGATGAACCTTTAAAGCTAGTCTCAATTACTTCTGTGACTAGCCATAAAAATCGTGATTTTTTTGCCAAGTGGCGTAAAAAAGTTGGTGAGGAAGTTGCAAATCAAATTACTAAAAAATCAACAAGCCGAGGGACAGACTTTCATACTCTTGCAGAAAACTATTTCTACAATCGGGAGCTTCCTTCGGTTCAACCCCTATCTGAATATCTTTTCAAAGTTTCAAAGCCAACTTTGGATCGTATAAATAACATCTATGCTCTCGAAAATTCGTTGTATAGCAGAGTTCTTGGAGTTGCAGGAACTGTTGATGCTATTGCGGAGTTTGATGGTGAACTTGCAATCATTGACTTCAAAACATCTAAAGAACCAAAGCCAAGAGAATGGATTGATCACTATTTTGTTCAGGCTGCAGCTTATGCTTGTATGTTTTATGAACTGACAGAAATTCCTGTCAAAAAACTTGTAATTTTAATGGCTTGTGAAAATGGAGAATGTGCAGTCTATGAAGAATACAACAAATCAAAATATATTAAACTCCTCACCGAATACATTAGAGAGTTTGTTAGAGATAAAATGGAACTCTATGGAAACAAATAAAGAACTAGAACAGGTAATTGAGAATAAATTTCTAACACCATCTAAGTTTGCTCTGGAAATTGAGAATATTGTAATCTCAGAAGGCATGAATTACATTGATGCCATCGTACATTATTGTGAGATGAATAATCTTGAAGTGGAATCGATTACAAAGCTCGTTTCAAAACCTCTAAAGGAGAGGTTGAAGAATGATGCTATCAATCTTAATTTCATGAAGAAAACTTCCAGAGCTAAACTTCCTTTATGAGTCCATTTCAAACTTATCAAACTTATCTTTCCATGAAAAGTCATTTTACGAATAGTAAGTATGACTTTTTTAAATATAACGGGAAAATAAGAGCCACCGTCAGTTCTTTTAACCGACGCAAAGATAAATATTGGTTTGAAAAAACTAGCCGTAAATATTCAGATAAGGAAATTGTTGATTTCCTAGTATCAAATTTTGTATCAACAGATAACCCACAAACTCTATGGATTGGAGAAATTATCAATTCTGGCGAAAGAACATACGCAGATTGGATGAGACGACAACAGAGTTTGACCTACTTGTTCAAAGAACAAAGCACAGAATTGTTCTCGGAAACAAAATTAGAGGATGCCTTGAATTGCTCAAAGGGCCATCCTCCAGTTTTAAAGCACTTTCTGAGTGGAAAGCTTTCCATTGAGACCTTGACAATCTATGCTAAGATATTTGAGTTCGGGAAACAGTTTGATGCCAAGCTCAAAGATCCTGTATGGGAAACAGTAAGTATGAAAATTGAGAAGTATAAACCCTTTCTAAATATTGATGTGTCCCAATTTAAAAAAATTCTACGAGAATTAATTTATGAGTAAATTTTTTGATTCAGAATTTATCCAACAAGAACTTCGTGAAATTAATGAACTTCAAGAAGCTCTTTATGGTAGTATTCTATCTTTTGGATTAATGCCCCGTGAGGATAAATTGGAGCATATTGATAAGATGACTGAACTTCTGGAAAAACAAAAGATCATGTATACAAGACTTTCTTTGTCTGATGATCCAGATGCTCTTGAAATGAAAGAGAACTTGAGAAAATCAGTCTCTATGATGGGATTTCCATCAGATCTTGATATGAATGTTTTGTTTAACAATATGGCTCAGACAATTCGAGGTCTTAAAAAGTACCTTGACTGATTGAAAAATCCGTGTTAAACTGTTTAAGTAAATCTCCCGAATCTAAAACTATCCGAGGAATCTAATGTCTTTCGCAAATCTTAAGAAACAATCCAAACTGGGCTCTCTCACCGAAAAGCTGGTGAAAGAAGTCGAAAAAATGAATACCGCTGCGGGCTCTTCTGACGAGCGTATTTGGAAGCTAGAATGTGATAAGAGTGGTAATGGATACGCAGTTATTCGTTTTCTCCCTGCACCAAACGGAGAAGACCTGCCATTCGTAAAACTCTACAGTCACGCTTTCCAAGGTACTGGTGGCTGGTATATTGAAAACTCTCTGACTACTCTTGGTCAAAAAGATCCTGTTTCAGAATACAATACTGAACTCTGGAACAATGGAACTGATGCAGGTAAAGAACAAGCTCGCAAACAAAAGCGTAAGCTCACCTACATTAGCAACGTCTATGTTGTTAAGGATCCTGCAAATCCAGAAAATGAAGGAAAAGTATTTCTCTTCAAGTATGGTAAGAAAATCTTTGATAAGATTACTGCAGCAATGCAACCTGAGTTTGAAGATGAAGAAGCAATTGATCCATTCGATTTTTGGACTGGTGCTAACTTCAAGCTGAAAGCAAAGAATGTTGCTGGCTATCGCAACTATGATTCTTCTGAATTTGCTCCAATCTCAGTTCTTAATGGAGATGATGCAATTCTTGAAGAAATCTGGAAGAAAGAGTATTCTCTTGCAGAACTTATCGCTCCTGATCAATTCAAGACTTATGGAGAATTGAAGAAGCGTCTGGGCTATGTTCTTGGTGCCAAAGGTTCTGCACGTCTGGACGAAGAAGTTTCTGATGAAGAAGAGTATTCTCGCGGTTCTACAAGTGAACTTGACGATGATCTTCGTAGTCAATTGAATAATCTGAAGTCAACTCAGAGTGCTCCTACTGAAGATGAGGATGATGATACTCTCAGCTATTTTGCTCGTCTTGCCGAAGAGTGAAGAAGTAATTCTACGGTGAAGTAATTCTGGTATTCTCAGTTTTAATAGTTCGATTATCCACATATTGAGATGACTTATCATAAGTCATCTCTTTTCTAGTATCAAGAATAACTTGTTGTAGATATCTTGGTTTTAATACATAGATACTTCTTTTTTCATTATTTTTACGAATTTCATAATCATAATTTGAAATACCAATTACGGGATTTAAAGTGACCGTAGGAATATTAGGATCAGGAATGGTAAAGTTTGAATCGACAACTTTACCTTTAGGAAGAATTAATCTGTCATGAGAATCTCTAACTTCTTTAGTTTCATAATGATGTATCGCATTAAGATTGTTGCCATAGATATCTTCTGCATAATCATAAATTTGTCGATCTGAAAGAGGCCATTGATCTCTTACATTTATAATTCCTGCAGTAATTAATACTACCCAATCATATTGAACACTTCCATAAAGTTCTTCTGCAACAAGTTCAGGTCTTGAACCGTCAGGTATCTGATACTTATCAAAAATAGTAAATACATTCTGCAAATCTTCACGAAGTTTAACTCTGCGAAATAGATTTTTTACCAACAAATAATCACTTGAACTTAATCTATCTGATAAAAATGATTGGTATTGTAAATTTGGAAGTTCTCTGAAGTAGCTCATTAGTATCCTGTTCCGTATGAACCTTCTGTTGTATCATAATCTTCACTGAATATTGGGCTGAGTTCTTGAAACACTAATGATAATTTTGCAGAAACTGGTGCGCCATCTG